AACGTTGATTTAACAACGTTTCTAAGGACTCTAGGTTACCCCTAGGGTTCTTTTTTTCTGCTCAAGGGGCAAGGAAGGGGCAAGATTATTCGTAATAATATTATCTAAAACATTGACAGCTTGGTCCTTCATATTCCTAGTGACATGAGTATAGATGCTAGTGGTTACTTCCGAATCGGCATGACCAACCCTGTCCATGATGGTTTTTAGTGGCACATTGTTTTCAGCTAGTATGCTTATCGTGGTGTGCCTAAAGATGTGAGGGGATAGATGCTTGTCAATAGGTGTTTCCAGTCTGGCATTAGCTCGTTGGAGTGATGCACTTAGGATTGTGCTATGGATAGGTTTGCCTGTGTTAGTCGTGAAGATTTTATCGCTATGATGCCAATCTGGATTGGTTGATTCGCTTAACTCTTTCAACTCTAGTATCTGGTCAATGATTTCCATTTCTCGATTAGTGAGGTAGGTTGTCCGGTAACTAGCGACGGTTTTCGTCCCTTCGTTTTCTGGAATGTATCTGTTGAAAGAAGTGTGGATATCCAGGGAGCGTGTTTCCTTGTGGTAGTCTGAAACAGTCAGCCCAGCCAATTCACCAATCCGACACCCGTTTAAAAGCATAAACTCACACGCTAGAGCATATCTCAGTGTAATGTCTTTCCGGTAGAGTTCTTTCAATAAGCGACTGTATTCGTCCGGCTCTAAGTATTTATTCTTGGCAGTTTGCTGTTTCTCAAGCTTATTCTTTTTCTTTGGAAGTCGTGCTTTCCGTGATGGGTTATCAGTTATAAGCTGTTGATCCATAGCATAATCGAAGAATGTATTTAACACAGTCTTAGCACGATATTTCTGGGAATCTGTCCAGTCTTCAGTGTCTAGTAATGATTGGATAAGTCGGACATTGATATTTGATAAGATTGTTCCTTGTTCGATAGTGTCAGATATTCGTTTAACGGATGCTGCAAGGCTCTTGATTGAACTTAACTTAATCTGTTTTTGGTGAAACTCCCACCACTCATTGAAGGCACTATGGAATGATACGTTAGTAGTGATGGATGACTCTATCTTCTGGGCTATCTTATCATCAAGCAAGCGTTGAGCTTCTTTCTTTGCTCGATTAGAGCCACTGGTCAGCGTTACAGATACCCGTTTCCATTTCTCGGTGTAAGTGTCTTTGTATCGTTCGAAATATTTATATTTTCCGTTCGGTAATTGTTCTACCCACATTGTATTTACCTCACTTTTTTGATAAAATGGGTATAGTAAAGAGGGCTTTTTAATGCCTTTTACTATACGGGATATCCTCACACTCAAAGATGGCCGTCGGAGAGTGTGGGGATTTTTTGAGTTGTTTCCAAAATGGAAACAGTTGATTTTTTACTATTGTTCGTTGTAAAATAGTGATGAAAGGTAGGGCGATGATATGTTTTCTTTTTTTACTCACATCAATCAAGAGCGTCAAAAGATGGAGCAATCTAAAAAAGAAATGGAATTGCGCCACAATGAATTTGCTGATAGAGTCCGCATGGATATTAAAACAGGCGAGGAAGAACTCGATTTAAAAAGAGAGTGTTTTAATCAGAGCTACGGACATCTATTTAGTCCTCGAAATAAATAGCAATAGGTCTTACTAGGTGGTCATCCTAGTCTACCTTTACTAAACAGTTTGTTTTTGCTAAAATCAAATTAAGAAAGCAAAGAGGAGGAGTTGGTATGAAAAACATTCAAATCCTTTTGGGATATTTATTGTTATATTCTATTTTTTCTCTCACTCTTTTCTTTTTAGACAGGGCTATTATTTTAATAACTTTTGTAATTTTTATTCTAGTTGTAAAAATCATCCCTCACCCTGATTCTCATCGAAATCCATTTGCGTTTGGGCTACGTTTTCGTAAGAGACATTAGGAGAGTCGACAGTTATTTCAAAGGCTCTTACATTTTTTAGTAATTCTAATTCTTGACGAGTTTTTTCTATTTCTAGTTCACGCTGCATATCTTTCAGGGCAGCATCTTTTTCCATCGTTTCAACTTCTACAGTCAGTTTGCGTTCTTCCAATCTGGCTGTTTTTCTTTGCTGTAAATAAGGAAAAAGCCCTTTTACTTTAATACCTTTGATATCAATATCTCCAAACAAAAGCCCTAGTCCTATTAAGCCCGAGTTCAGCATCCAATGATTGTCCGATATGAATTGACTTATGGATTGTAGATTTATTTCCCCTGGACTCTCTACGTTAGATGTAGCAATAATTTCTTCATCAATTTCAGGGTTCTTATACTCATCGATAATAGAATAAAGATTTTTCCACATACTTGATGTGATGGGTTCATTAGTATTAACTCTCAACTGAAGGTGTAATTTCCCATCTTTGAAGTAAAGTGGAGATATGAGACCGTTGATGTATTTTGATAAATCTGTGATATTAAAGATAGTGTGATGGACTGTCAGTGTACTGTATAGAAATTTTGGATTTACTTTTCTTCGTGGCACTTCGTTAATCCACTTTACTTCTCGACGTTTGATATCCGTAGACTGTTCGTAGCCATGATTTAGGGTTAGTTGCTCTTTCGGGATATCTTTTTCATAGACATCACTTGTAATTTGGCCAATCAAGAAATAGTTCGACTTGAATGATGGAACTATGACGTAATCTCCTACACTCATATCTTCTATAAAGCTATAGAGTCGTTTAGCAGTAAATGTAATTTGGTGTTTTGATAGACTTTTGTCTTGATACACTCTTGCTATTTGTTGCTTGTAGTGCTCTATAGTTTTTTCTGTTGTGAGGAGTAAGTCAGTAGTCTGTAAATCTGCAAGCGTGACTTGGTTGTGATGAATAGAAATGAAGTGGTTGTATTTAAAATCATCGTAATACTTTCCACCCTCTGCTCGAACTAGCCAGTATTTTGCACGACTGTTAAATTGATAGATTTCAATTTGATTTTTGTGAGACATTTCAATCTCCTTTTTTATTTCCCTCTATACACATCCACGACTTTACCGATGATCCTAAAATCACTGTCTGAATTAATCGGTATATCTTTGTATTTCTTATTGAAACTTCTCAGATACGCTTTATCTTTCTCTATAATAAGTTGTTTGATATATGCTTCTCCCTCGTAGTCAAATACTCCAACCGTACCACTTGGAAGCTCTACCGTCAATTTGACAAAGACATAATCCCCAGATTTATAATCTGGTTCCATCGAATCTCCGTAAATCGGACAAACAAAATCAGCGTCCACCTTCACAGGAAGCTGGATTGTCTCTATCTGTACTTCGTTTAAATATTGTCCTGTACCAGCGGATACAGGCTGGTCGTAGTAGTTGTATGCGAAGTACTGGACAGACACTTCATGGACTTCAGCAAGTCTCTTCTTAGCTTGCTTTTGCTCCTCAAGTTGCCTCTCTGCACAAGTCAGTACATTACGCTGGTATGGTTCTGGGTCAAGCTCTTTGACTGTATCAACTATTTTGTCGACAATATAATTTTCAACAATCTGTTGTGCTGTTGAACGATCCTCTACAAGATCCGATTTCATCACACCGAAGTAATTTGCGAGCATTTCTATTTTATCAATACGTGGATATGTTTTTCCATTTATCCAGTCAGAAACGGTCATATATTTCAAATTCAAATCAGCTACTAGATCATTTCTGGTTTTGCCAGATTTTTGAAGGTAGTATTTTATATTTCGAGACATAATCTCTTTATTTCCTAATGCCATAAAAAATCGCTCCTTTCATTATATTTTACGGTTAAAACGTAAAAAAGTAAAGGAGAACGATAAAAAAATAAAAAAAAACGTATTTTTTTATTGACATCACGGTTTAACCGTGATAAAATATAGTCAAGGTTAAGGAATTAACCAAAAACAAAAGAAAGGAAGGACAGTATGCTGAACCGAAGGCAAAAGAAAAAGGACCCTTGGTTGACACAACCAAGAGCCACAGTTAATGTAAAAGTAAAAAATATTGATCGTTTTATTGAATTGAATAACGATATCCGTAACAATAACATAGAAAGGGAGAATCAAAACGGATAAATTAAGTATTGACATCAATGTTTCTAATGTCGAGGAATTGGCCGAGGTTAGTCAAGAAGTATCTAAAAAAGCCGAAGAATTGCAAGAAGCAATTAAACGGCTTAACGAGGTCAAGTTAAAATTAGAAACCAAGTTTCTTCATGATTAGGATTTGCGCTGCAGCAGACATCATTTCTTTCCAAGTATCGAATTTTGTTTGTTCAGAAACAAAGACATCAAGGATTGATTCATCTGCTTTTTCAAATTCCTCTGCATTGGATATTTTTTCTGGACTTGATAGTAAAAATTCATCAATGGTTGAAAAATTTGTGTGTTCAATCATGAATTGATCGGAGAAAATTTCTTTGAAAGAATATTCGTGTGTACCAGCAACAGATTGAGCATTCTCTGAAAGCTGATCAAGACGGTTAGAAAAATCATCTAGTCCGTTGATTTTGAAAGTCATATTGTTAACCTCCTTTCTGTTTAGATTTTGACTAAAACGCGAGAGGTCTTAATCAAGATATATTGTAACCCAAATATATTTGATTTTCAACATATTGTATAAGAAAGGATTTAATGTGCTTGAAAAACACAACATATGGTATTTTTTGATGTGGGATAAAATTGAAAAACAATTAAAAATAAAAGGCTGGTCGATGTATCGTTTAGCCAAGGAATCAGGTGTCCATCCATCTAATTTTTCAAATCTCAAAGCTGGAAGATTAAAAGAGATGTCTTGGACGAATATGTGCAAATTAGCTGATGCACTGGAGGTCAGCTTGGACGAATTTAGATAGGAGGTGAAAGAATGACACAGTTAACGCTGAAAATGTTGAGGGTTCGAAACAATTGGACTCAAGAGCAGGCAGCCAAAAAAGTTGGTGTTTCAAAAGAAACGTGGTCAAATTGGGAAAATTATAAAACGTATCCAGACATACCAAAATTAAAGAAGATTGAATCAGTGTTTGAAATATCGTACAACGATATTAATTTTTTAGATAAAATCACGGTTTAACCGTGACAAAGAGGAGTAGAAACATGAAACCAAAACGATATCCATATAGTGGAAAATCAAAAACCTCAACTATTGAAATAGTCAAGGCTTGGAAAAATATCTATTCAGACTTTATTGTCAAAAGCCAAAAAGAACAAGAAAAGTCTGAACAGGAGTTGGATAAAGCTATTCATGAGCTTTATCAGTAATATCATTGAGAATTTTAGTTGCCTTTTGATTAGCAAGTACATCCACTTGCATATCCTTGGCATTTAACAACTTCTCAATGACATCTATAACAGCTGGCGTCGCAACTTCAGCTGGATTCTTCTCAATGAATTCGGCTATTAGGTTGTAACTAACCTGCTTTAAACTTTCAAAGTCGTTCATAGAATTTTCTCCTTTCCGTAATGTTTGACTAGCGATTTTCATAAGGAGTAGAGAAGTCTTATTCAACCGTTTGTCATGTATATAATTATATCAGAAAGGATAGAATGACACAATATGTTGTGTTCTAAATACAATCAAACACTATATATTGTGTTTTGGGATTAAACATGAAAAAAACTTTAAGCAAGTTACTTATTGACAGAGGAATGACAGTCACAGAGTTAGCTGAAAAGACTGGTATCAGCTATAACACGTTGATGAACATCGGAAAGAGAGACCTTTCTTTCAGTAGAATGGTGAAGATTGCTGACGCTTTAGATGTCAGTTTAGACGAATTCAGAAAGGAAAACAATGAACGAAATAGCAGCAACAAATGACTTCGATTATTCCGTGCTAGACACAACGACAAAAGAGTTTCTCGAAGAACGAGCCAATATCATTTATGGTATTCAAAGCAAGAGTGCTTACGAAATCGGAAAACAACTTGCAAAAGCTCAAGAGGAACTTTCCACTAGGGGTTATGGTTGTTTTGAAGAATGGTATAGAAGTTTAGGGTTTAAAACAACAAAGGCTTACGAATATATCAATCACTTTAAATTCGTTTCTTCGCAAAACGAAGAAACAAAAATCGAAATGTTTGAACACTTACCGAAAACTTTACAAGCTCAAGTTGCTAAACCGTCTGCCAATCCAGAGGTCAATCAAGCGGTATTCAATGGAGACATCAAAACTCATAAAGAATATAAAGAGCTTGAGCGTCGTCTCAAACTCAAAGACCAAGCACTGGAAGCGGTCAAGGGCGAATTGGAACGTGTCAAACAAACCAAGACCACTGAAAAGGTAATCGAGAAGGAAGTTATCCCACAAGATTACCAAGCGACACAAGACCTTAACAAGCAACTGCTTGGGAAGAATCAAGACCTATCAGACGAGCTTGATTCAGTCAAAAGGAGCTTGCGACTTAAAGAAGCGTCTTATGAAATGCTCGAGAAAGAAACATCCGAGGCGCTAGCCTTGAAAGAATCCATCGAACACTTACGAGCTGATAAAGAAAAGCTAGAAAATAGCGTGACTAATATCTTTAACCTCAGCAAGCTCGTTACCAAGTTTGAAAAATTCTTTGACGAAGAAATGGCACCGCTCAGATTTAAAACCCTTATCCAAGGCATTGGAAAGGACGCTCAGATTGAAAAACTCAGAGACATCTTGACGCTAACTGAAAACTGGTTGGACGAAATGAACAAGATTGTCCCAGAAAACGGAAGAACAATCATAGAAGGAGAAATCATAAATGAATAAGAAGAACAACAAGAAAAAAGTAATCCTACTCGCTGAAACGGTTGAAATGCAGAAAAAACAAGCTATGAATCTGGTTGCCCAAAGCACCGTTAACCAACAGCTTTTGGAAGAAGTTATCGGAATCAAGGAAGAAATGGACAGAAATGTTAAGAAGACGAATCAAAAGCTCACTGACATCGAGTTGCTGGTTGAAGAAGTCAATAAGAAAGTCCATATCGACGATGGTGAAGCTACTAAAATCAAGAGCATCGTTTTCAGCAAGGCTGGTGTGTTCGCAGATATGTACTTCAATGAGCAGGAATCACATCCTAGTGACAATCTGTTCGCTTCGAAGAAAGGTCAGTTTATTCGCTTGATGTACTCACGCTTGAAGAAAGCCTTTAACGTGACTAAATACACTAATATCAAGCACGTTGAAGCTAAGAAAGCAATCCAATTCTTGAGAGATTTGTCTTACGACGATTTCACGCTGTTTGAAATTCGTGAAACGCCAAAACAAAAAGAGCTTATCGCTCTTGAGAATGGATTGAAATAAATCGGGTGACGCTTATGGAAATCACTTACAAACCAGTCGGTATCAATGAAACGGCTGAATGGGGAGATTACGACCACCTCATGCAGCGGTGGGAAGGTCTAGGGAAGTCGATGGCAAAAAACCTCATTCGAGAAATGAGGGATAACAAAGACTTTCGAGACTACGTATTCAACCCAACACACAAACTGGTTTTCATCAACTATGAAGGTTTCAAGTCCTTCATCGAATGGAAAACCAGAAACAGATTCAAATAACATCAACACCCCTAGCCGTAGCAGTGAGCTAGTGAGGCAACAATTCAGTTGAAACGTAAGCAATACCATTAGATGATTTGATTTTATAAGAACTCCTAAAAATAAATATAATCGAAAGTCCTCGCTAGTTCGCTAGTGCGGTTAGGGAATAAAAAGGCCAACCACTGCTAGAAAGGAGCATAACCGAATGAAGTATATCTTTCACTAACACGGAAGAAAATTACACAAAAATGAATAACAAGTTCTTGCAAGATACTAGCTTGAGCTTACAAGCTAAAGGCTTACTAGCTGAAATCTTGATAAATAAAAGCGATTGGCGAGTTTATCTGTCAGAACTTGAAAAAAGGTCAACCAACGGGAAAGGCTCACACCGTACAGCGTTTGAAGAATTGAAACGCAAACGCTATGTTGTGGTATTTCGTAAAAGCAAGGGCTATAAAAAAGGTTTTGAAATAATTGTCTGTGCATCAGACATACCAATGACAGACGAATTTATAGAATACCTTGATAAAAAGTTATCCACAGAGTTATCCACAGGTAGCCTTAAAAATTCATAAGTTCGATAATTGGAATTTCCAATTAATCAAACGATGATAATTCATAAGATGAAAAATTCATAGTATGAAAAAATCAAACGATGATAATTCATAAGATGAAAAATCGGACACTAACAATAACTAATTAATAACAATAACTAATATATAACAATATGGTGCTACGCACACTAACCGACAACAATCTAGAGCCTACCGGCACTAACTAGCAATAATAACTAATAGATAACTATACAGTAATCATAGTTAGAAGAATAAGAGAGGTAAAAAAACATGAAAAAACTTATCAATTGGATTTGGTCAAACAAGCAAAATGAACAAGTAGAAACATTCGTAATTCACAACCGCCCAATGTGGGGTGTCCAAATGCGTGAATACAACCGTACTCATGGATTGCCAGAAGATCAAGTAATCGGGTGATGCCATGAAGCTATTAAAAAAACTATTTTCCAAGAAAAAACCGAAACCAGAGCCGTTCTTTGAGTGGGTGGAGACGCCCGAAGAAAAGAGCGAAAGGCTCAAAAACAAATACACAAACTAACGTCAATCTTTCAGCGTGCAGCCACGGCCTCATCGTGGAGTGTAACTTATACCCATAATTTTTCCCCAAAATTATACTAAATTACTTTTTTCCTAATATTCCCATTTTACAGTCTAATAAAACATTGAAATATTCTGCGGTGGGGCTATGGGTGCACGTTGAGAGCACTAAAAAAGCATGGGTTAGGGCCCATGCAAGAAATAACATCTAAGGAGATTATACCATGAAATCTTTTAACACTCAAACAACTTCAAAACCTAGCTACGTTAAAACTAAAGCCTACGGGCTTTGCGGCACGCTCGCACTTGCCACAGCTCTACTTATTGGAGCTGGTGCAGTATCAGCGGATGAAACTACTGAAACAGTAGTAGACACTCAACCAACTGTTGCTAATGTATATACAGCAGATAATGCGGGTAATGTTACAGTAACACCATCTGAAACTGCGACACCAATGGAAACTCCAGCACCGGTTGAAGCTCAACCTATTGCGGAAACTCCAGCTCCTGTCGTGGAAAATACAGTAGCAGCTACAGAAGCACCAGCTGCACCTACTACAGTCACTAAACAAGGTGACACGATCAATGTCGAAAACCCTAATGTTGATGTTACTTTCCCGAATGGTACAGGTAAATATAGCTCGTTTAATGTGGAATACAAAGATATCAACATCCCAGATGATATCGCAGTTAATGAGGGCGACAAGGTAACCTTTGACTTGCCTGAAGAAGTAAAATTCCAAACTTCTTACGAGTTTGATGTACATAACCCTGAAAATGCAGTTGTTGGTAAAGCAACAGCAGACGCTATCACTAACAAGGTGACTACAGTGTTTAACGACTATTTCACAAGTCATCCACTAAATAAAAGAATGAGTCTTAAATTAGACGCTCAATGGACTGACAAAGTTGAAAGCGGTAAACCTGTAAATGTTAATTTTAACGGTACAGTTGTATCTGCAACCATCGGCAAAGAACAAGTCATCGGTAAAGATGAACTCATTGCTAAATGGGGAAGTCAAGACAAGGAAGATCCCACTGTGATTAACTGGACTGCTCGTGTCAACTATGCAAAACGCGTGTTGAATTACGTCACAATCATCGATGAGATGAGCGAAAACCAAAAGCTCGTTGATAACTTCTTTGAAGTCAAAAATATTGAAAGCGTAGACCCTTGGATTGACAAAGGGTCAGCTATGGATTTAGTTAAATCTATCTCAAAATCTGAGCATGGATTTGAAATCAAAATGGACCGTTTAGACCATATGATTTATATCAACTATAAGACTAAGCTTGTTAATGCCGTTAAAGACTCAGTTAACCCAACTAACAAAATTGAGTTGAAAGCAGAAACAGATGGAGGTACTTCTTACAGTTATGTTCAACTCGTAGGAGGGAAGGGTGATGCAAGTGGTGAGAACAAACCAGAGCCAACGTTCGAAATTCCTCGTGAAGCTCCAAAAGTTGACATTCCAGAGTTCCAAGGCGGCATCCCTGGTATCCCAGAGGTTCGTGAGCTTCCAGAGTACACTGAGCCTATCGGTACAGTGCCTAACGATGCTCCAGTTTTAGATAAACCAGAATGGAACGGCGGAACAGTACCGAATGAAGCACCAGTGCACTACAAACCAGAATTTCAGGGTGGTATTCCTGGTATTCCAGAAGTCCGTGAGCTTCCACCATTCGAAGGTGGAGTAATTCCAAACGACGCTCCTATCCTTGACTTGCCAGAACTCCACATTCCAGAAGAACCAACACCTAACGAACCTAAAGAGGTGCCTAGCAAGCCCGTAGACGCTCCGAAAGCGAAAGAGGTAGAAATTACCACAGTCGCTTATAAAAACGATTCTGAGCCGTCTGAGGTGGCAAATACACCCGTTTATGGTGGAGAGCTTCCTAAGACTGGTGAAAAAGAAGGAATTGCTAGCACTCTTGGACTCGTAGTAATCGCAGCGGGTATCACTGGGCTTACTCTAGGATTCAAGAAACGCAACGAAAAATAACTAAATAATTGAAGTGGTGGGAGGGTAGGCATTAAATATGGAACAAGAAACTTACGAAGTCGAGAACCGATGGCGGAACAAGTACATGAATTTAGGGCGTGAGCTGGGCGAGATTATCAATAGTCAGCAAGACAGAATCTTGTCACTAGCTCAAGAAAACACCAAGCTCAAAAGGGAGAATTGGTACCTAAAAAAGTCAAAGGGCAAGAAATGGCTCTAAAATCGCTTGTAACCGTCCTGAATAATCTAGTGGCAAATTACTAGATAAACGGTAAAACGGCAAATAACCCCCAAAATTTGAGAATTAGGGGCATTAAAAAGGATATGACATGGAAAATCAATTACAAACTACAAAAGGGGCGTATTTAACCGACTTGCAACAGCTTGACGGCGAGACATTGAGAAACTTTGTTGACCCGAAACATCAAGCAAGCCCACAAGAGCTTCAAACATTGCTAGCAATCGTTAAGAATCGCAACCTTAACCCTTTTACTAAAGAGGTCTATTTCATCAAGTATGGTAACAACCCAGCTCAAATCGTGGTGTCTAAGGACGCTTTCATGAAGCGAGCTGAACAGAACGCAAATTACGACGGTTTTGAAAGTGGTGTGATCTACGAGGATGAAAAAGGCGAGCTTAAAACTAAGAAGGGCGTAATCTTACCTCGCAAGGCTACCCTAATCGGCGGGTGGTGTGAAGTGTACCGAAAGGACCGAAGTCGTCCAGTGTATCGTGAAGTTGAATTATCAGCTTATAACACGCATAAGAATTGGTGGCAGAAAGCACCAGGGCAAATGATTGAAAAGGTGGCAATCGTGGCAGCCGTCCGAGATGCGTTCTCGGAGAACGTAGGCGGTCTATATACAGCGGATGAAATGGAGCAAGCGGCACCTATCGACGTTACCCCACGAGAAACGCAAGAGGATGTTAAGGCTCGTAAAATGGCACAGATTGAGCAGCAAAGACAGGAACAAGCTCAACCAGTCCAACCAGAGCCAGAACTAGTCGAAGACACTGAGGAAGTGGAAGAACAGCCACAACCGCAACAAGCACGCTATGAGTCAAGAAGCGATCAACAACCTAACTTCATTAGCAACGAGCAACATGACACAATCATGCAGCAAATCAATGAGCTAGCTCTAATTACTGGTCAAGCAACCGAAACAGTAGCGAATTACTATTTGAAGAAGTACAAGCTCAATGATTTCCATGAGTTGCTAGTGGCAGGTTTTAACGTGGTAAGCAACGACATTCAAACACAGATTAACAATCGAAAGGGATAAAAATGAAGGACGTAACGAACAATGCAACAAATAATTTCTTGGAAACAATCGAGCCGGTATATACGCCGGGAACGATTAACTTTGATTTTGAAAAATTCGATGCAGCTATTCAAGCAGCAGTTAGCGAGCTATCAGACGAGCAACTAGACCAACTTGAATATGACGATATTAAAAAGGAGTTTACACGCTTCAATAGTCTCTTGACAAAGCTGGATAACAAGCGAAAAGACATCTCAAAAGTGTATAAGAATCCACTTAATGAGTTTGAAGCTAATTTCAAAGAGTCTAAAGGACCGCTTGAAGGCCTTATCAACAAGCTACGTGCAAAACGAGACGAGATTGACGAACATCAAAGATTGCTACGAGTTGACCATGTTAGATCAGTTTTTGAAGAAAAGTGTAAACTTGCCGGATTGGACAAAGACACTTTCAAAGATAAGTATAATGGCTATTCTTTGAAGAAGTATTTCAAAGACAAGAAGATGGAACTCAAGAAAGAGACTGTCGAAGAAATCGACGCTCTTGTTTTGGCTGAGTATGACCGACTTGAAGAATACAAGGCTAACCTTAACATGATTGAGGAACAAGCCCTTGACTATGAGTTGCCGGCTGAACCATACACTAGAGCGCTGCAGAACGATACACCTCTAGTGGAAATCTTGAAGCAAATGAAAAAGGACCGTGATGCAGCTATTGAGCGTAAGCAGCAAGCAGAAGCCAAAGCGAAAGCAGAAGCGGCACGCTTGGCAGAAATTGAAGCAATGGCTAAACAGTCAGCTAGTGAGGAAATTAAAGCAGTCAACGCTGAAACTGGTGAGGTTATCGAAGACACTAAACCAGTCGAGGAAGCGCCTAGCAAGCCCGTTGAGCCTTACAAGGTCAATCTTTCACTAACTTTCCACGGCGGTGAGAATCAATGGCATCAATTCGCTAAGTTGCTAGATGATAACTTTGTAAATTATGAAATTCTAGGAGAGAATCAATGATTAATTCGACCGTTCTAGTTGGTCGCCTAACCCGTGACCCAGAACTAAAATACACGACCAGTAACATCGCAGTAGCTACATTCAGCCTTGCAGTTAACCGTAATTTCAAGGACGCTAACGGCGAGCGTGAAACAGACTTTATTAACTGTGTTATCTGGCGCCAGCAAGCTGAAAATTTGGCTAACTGGGCTAAGAAAGGCGCATTGATTGGAATTACTGGACGCATTCAGACCCGTAGCTACGAGAATCAGCAAGGTCAAAGAGTGTATGTCACTGAGGTAGTCGCTGAGAACTTCCAAATGTTAGAAAGCCGTGCGGCGCGTGAAGGCAGCAATGCTATTCAAGGCAATACATCGGGAGCGTTTGGCAATGACAACGGCTATGCAGGGCCTTACGGGCAACAAGCACCGCAACAGCAAGGGCCAAACTTTGCAAGAGAAAGCAGCCCATACGGTAATTCAAACCCAATGGACATCACTAGTGATGATTTGCCATTCTAATTTGAGGAGAATTAAAGATGACTAAGACAGAACAACTAATGAACCAACTAAAAGATGTCGCTCTTATGTTTGGTTACGATATTGAAGACCTCGAAGCCGGACACGTAACACACCGAACAGCGCAAGGGGAAACAACTGAATTTGATAGGGTTACTCTAGTGATGAAGGCTGATAACCTTTCTGAAAAACCAGTGGAAGACGTAGCCAAGGGCTCGTTCGGGTTGCTTAAACCTTTCTATCGGGATATGATTTCAGATTTTTTGGCAGAGAATAATATCGTTTTGATGGAGTTACCTTTCACGCATCCGTTAAGGATTATCTTTCTTATGTTTATCCTAGCTGAAGAAGGGGCAACGGATGACGCATTCAACACGCTAGGAGTCACGCTAAATGGAATTTTTGAGGAAATGGCCGCAGAAAAAGAGGAATAGTCTTGAAACTAGAATTTTTATTACCAAGGTCAAAAGCTAAGCCTGCTCAAAATTTAGTCATCAACAGTAATGACAGATTCCACTATCAAGCAGAGGGCCGGATGGTCAAGGAATTGCGATTGATAGCGAGAGCAGAAGCAGGACTTAACATTAAGCCAGTATATAGCCCAGATAAGCCTTGTAAGGTGCTTGTCACGGTCTATGCACCAACCAGACGAAGATTAGACCCACCCAACCTATATCCGACTGTTAAAGCTATTATAGACGGATTGACGGACGCTAATTTGTGGCCAGACGACAATCACGAAGTTATCAAAATGATGTCATTTCAGTATGGCGGGTTAAGTGGTGAGTCTGGGAAATTTAAGATTGTGTTAGACATTGAAGGAACGTGAAATGAACAGCAAATATAAAGACAAGCTGGTCGGTGTATATGCTCCGGGCAGTTACGATCACACAAGCCTATTAGGTCAAACACAAGAATTCTCGAAGTGGTTCTGGGCTAATCACGAAGATATGGAACATATCAGCGCCAAGCTAGGAATCAACGCAAAGAAACTCAATCGCATCTTAACGCTGGAGCAGTTGCCGGATGAGGAATTACTGAAAGGAATGATGGAGCTATGCAAGTGAAAGAGTATGCGCTATATAAAGGCGAGGAATTACTGGCGATGGGAACTAAGCGTGAAATAGCCCAACAATTAGGCGTGTCAGCTAGCACCGTTGGTTACTATGGCACGCCGGTATATGCTCGAAGAACATCGGATAATGGAAGGAGATTAATCGAGCTATGAAATATAAAGTTATCGTTTACTACGACAATATGCCAGACAGTGAGCATATCTTTAACAACAAGAACGACGCTATCAACGAATTGCACCGCTTACGTGGTGTGAAATATCGCAATGCACGAAAATATAAGGTGGAATTAATCGAATGCGGTGGATAGTACGAGTAGCACTCACAATGGATGATGTTAAGGAGTGCTATTTCACAGATAAAAACGAGGCGCTAAAATACGTTGAAGCGTTGAAAAAGTTAACCAGGGCAGTAGGTGCTACTGTCTGGATGGAGGAAATTAGTGATGATGAACAAAGACGAAGCAGTACAAAAACTAGCAACAGTAGGGCGACTTTCAATAGCCCACGCTGAAGATTTATATGATTCGTTCTTCCCTAAACCAGTAATTCCCTACTATATCGCAGATTATCTTGAAAAAGTGAAGAGCGAGGGGGACCTTACGGTGGTAGGAGCTGTAAACGAAGCACCAGAAGGGCGAGTGGGTGATTGGTTGATTTTAGAGAAAGTTAATATTTTTGCTAAGGCGTGGGTTAACGGGTATAAAGTCGAGGGCGAACCTAAATATACAGTTGAGTTTAAAGGGATTGACGACAATTACAAGTTTTTGAACTATGGTACATCTTTTAAAGAATGGACTTTTGATGATAGTGAAGGCGCGAAGGGGGTAAGAGTAGCCCACACCCGCAAAGAGCTTGAAACGAACGGGTTCGGCTGGGTGTTCGATTGCCCAGGCGTGGAAGTGAAAGAGGCAACGGATGAATAACCTAATCACTAAAATCAACAAGTGGGCAGACAGCCGTGGATTAAAGCAAGCTGACCCAAAGATTCAGTGGATGCGTATCACTGAGGAAGTCGGTGAGATTCGGGATGTGCTCTTGAAACCGACTAAATTCACGGAACCACAAGCAGCACTCAAGGACGCAATCGGTGACACGCTAGTAACGATTATCGTGCTAGCACATCAACTGGACCTCGACGTTACTGAGTGTCTAAGCATTGCATACGAGGAAATTAAGAATCGGAAAGGGGAGATGGTTAATGGCACATTCGTTAAAGAAGACGATTTATAACGACCTGGCAGTCGCAACGATTCTACTAGTGGTGTCGCTAGCCATTAACGTGACTACCGTCCTACGAGTGGTTAACCGACCTATCGAGACAGTGGTTATCCATAAGGCAGATAATGCAGTGGAACTACACGGCAAAGTCACTGGCAAATCTATGGTTGGAAAACTCTACACGCTTGATTGTGGGGCTTACGGGAAATTCCTTGTCAGCAAGGAACAGTATGACAGCGTAAATGTTGGGGATGATATTCCCAGCTATTTGAGGGGGCGAGGTAATTAAGATGACAGGAACTATTAAACTACCAAACTACTACGAGCCCGATCAGAAAAATGCAAGATATGGCTCATTGGAAGAACTTAAAGAGTTGTTACTCTACAAGCGTATCGTGAAATGGGATAAAGACTTTCTGTTACTTGAAGATGGCACAAGGGTCACTATTGAAATGTCAGAAAGTGATTGTTGTGCCTATGCAGGCGGGGAGTTCAAAGATGTCAAGCTAGACGCTATTATCACCGACATTAAAATTGGTGAACAAGTAACAGAGGAAAACGATTCGGGAGAATCAGAAAGTAAGAACACAGTCACTATTTATCACAATCAAAATCCTATAGCATTGGCAGAGTGTGAGGCAGATGATGGTAATGGTGGATATTACTATAGTGTAGGCTCATTAGTAGTTGGTAAAATCCATTTTCCAGTGGTCGAGGCTTAGGAGAGGTGAGCTCATGAGTAAAACCTACAAATATTCCGGACTGACCAAGGAGCTATATCAACGGCTGGTCAGTGAGCATGAAGCGCTAAAACAAGCTCACAAAAAAGGCTCTTATAAGCAGTTTTTCCAAGATGTGAAACAGTGCAGTGAAGTACAAGCTCGCATCATATATCAAGCATTTAACAGTGCAGTCGTTGAACGTGCGAGGATATCGCCAGCTACTGTAGACAGGCTAGAAGGCATCATTTCTGATGAATTGTTCGACGACCTTCAAGATTATCTGTCTACTAATTACACAAGAGGGAAAACCACGCGCCCTGTTTTGAATAAAACCAACGCAGGACTGCCAGAATACTTATTCAAACGGTTCCGTGAGGAAGTAGAAGAACTACGCAAGGAACACCCTAACAACCTAAATAACTATATTAGAGACGTTAAGGACTGCGACCAGAAAAATGCTAACAGAACCCAAAACGCCCTCAATCTGTGCTATGCGGAAAAAGCTGCTCTAACGCCGTTGAAAGCTATTCAAATGGAAGGGCTACTGTCACGAGACTTGTTCAGCGAAATTATTGATTATGTCTTCAATAACTATGAATGGGCCGAGAGATTAGATGATGAAGTTGATCGCATCATTCTTAAATATCGTAACAAAGGCAAGGTAGGTCGTGAGAAGACCACGGTCAGAAAAGCCTTATATAAAGCCTACATGTTAGGCGTGTAGCTAGAACGGTCTATGAGGGTTCGACTCCCTTGCTAGCTATTACCAGTCAATCTATATACGGAAAAGAGGAATCCTTTTGTTTTTTTTCATTCAAATCAGCGGAAGCGCAGACTGGTCGTGGATGCACCCAAATCCAGTAAATAAACAATTAGAATCGAGGAACCTTTTTTATTTCACTCACAAATCTAAAGCGTCTTACTGGTGGCGTGATTATTCAAGGCTTTATGCCTGCAATGCGAAACTGAAATCTCCATAATTCTACTCACTTTATTCTTTGTATTATTTCAAAAAAAGGAGGAAAACCTCCAAGATGATTTCTATATCGCAGGCTGGAATGGTTGTATAAGAGGTTCGATTCCTCTTGCCAGTCATTGTCTGTCAAACACTAATTTTTAGTGGCTTGAACACTTTTTCAACATTTGCACCGCTGACAGACCGATGCAACCAAACCCAGCAAATTTAAGAAAAAAGGATGTGAAACACCCTCTTTCTTATTGATATCTTGCATTACGAAATAAAAGCCAAAGACCTTGCTGGTGTCGATGGCTAGGAATGAGGTGATAAAAGGCTTGAGAAACACCCCAAGAATAAATACGTATTCTATCTTTTCAATAAAATCTCTTAACGTTTCTTGGGCCAAACAAAAAAAGACCGACACAATGGCCGGCACTCTTTGAGAATCAACACTACTATTATACCAGAGAGGGCTTAAAATGCTATTGCCGGAAATTGATGAAAAAGCAACAATCAAACGTTGCAAGCGCAAACTTCGAGAGTATCCACGCTGGCGAGAGATTGCACACGATAGCGCTGAGCAAAAAATAACACAAGAGTTCACCTTCATGCCACGAGGTGGTGGCGGAGTGAGTAGACCAGTGGAGAATATTGCAGTTAGACGTGTTGATGCAATGAACGAGCTTGAAGCCATAGAACAAGCAGTTAGCGGGCTATACCGTCCAGACTATCGCAGAATCTTGATTGAGAAATATCTAGCTTATCCACCTAAACCAAACTGGCAAATCGCCCAGGGAATTGGCTTTGAAAGAACAGCGTTTCAAGAATTACTAAATAATGCTATCCTAGCTTTTGCAGAACTGTATAGAAATGGTCAATTAGTCGTAGAACGCTGATATTTCGGTATTTTGACGGATAAAGCACGGTATCTTACAAGTGTTTAAAGTGGTATTATTATATTATCGAAGAAAAACGGAGACAACTCATTTTGTGAGTTGTCTTTTTTGATTATGCAACGAAGGAGGTGGACATATTGGGCTAAATCAACGACAGAAACTATTTGCCAGCGAGTATATCAAGTTGGGGAACGCTACACAAGCAGCGATTAATGCTGGGTATAGCGAGAAGACAGCTGGGCGAATCGCTGGGCAAAACTTGAAAAAACTTGAAATTAAGAGCTATATCGATGCCGAAGTTGAGAAAATGCACAGTGAGAACATCATGGATGCTAAAGAAGCCTTGTCCATTCTATCCGACATTGCTAGAGGGAAGCGTGATGAAGAAGTCCTCATGATGAATCCGGTCACTGGTGAAGTCGAACGAGTGACTAAGAAGGCTGATAACAATACAGTTATCAAGGCTATTACTGAAATCTTGAAACGCTATCCAACAGCTAAACAAGCTGAGAAGTTGCAACTTGAGATTGAGAAACTCAAATCTCAAATAGGTGGTGATGAAGGGCAAGATGAAAAAATCGCTGGTTTCCTCGATATCATCAAAGGAGCTGTAAGCGATGGATTTGAGTAAGCTCTATACCAAGCGACAGTTAGATGTGTTGCACTATATCTGGAATCACGATTGGTTTATATGTGGTCTTCACGGCGCTAAACGAGCAGGTAAGACGGTCGTCAACAATGATACGTTTGTAACCGAGTTAAGCCGTGTCAGAAAGATTGCTGATCGTTTAGGTGTGGATGAGCCTATTTACATCCTAGCGGGTACATCGTCAACGTCGATACAGAATAACGTGTTGCAAGAGCTTTATAATAAATACGGTTTCGAGCCTAAGTATGACAAACATGGCTCTTTTGTTTTTTGCGGTGTAAAGGTTGTGCAAGTCTACACTGGTTCTATATCTGGGCTTAAACGTGCCCGTGGGTTTACGGCATTCGGGGCTTATGTCAACGAGGCGTCGCTAGCGAATGAGATTGTATTCAAAGAAATTATCTCACGCTGTTCTGGTGAGGGTGCCCGTGTCGTGTGGGATAGCAACCCAGACAATCCTAACCATTGGCTGAATCGAGATTACATTGGCAAAAACGATGGCAAGATTATTGATTTCAGCTTCAAGCTCGATGATAACACTTTCTTATCAAAGCGCTATATCGATTCTATCAAGGCAGCAACGCCAAAGGGGAAATTTTACGATAGAGATATCTTAGGGCTTTGGAGTGTGGCGGAGGGCGCTATCTACGCTGATTATGACAGTAAGATTCACGTAGTCGATGAATTACCAGACATGAGACGCTACTTTGCTGGCATTGACTGGGGTTATACTCACTACGGATCTATCGTGATTGTCGGTGAAGGTGTGGATAACAACTACTACCTTGTCGATGGCGTAGCAGCGCAATTCAAAGAGATAGATTGGTGGGTAGAGCAAGCTAGGAAACTAACTGACATCTACGGTAACATACCATTCTATGCTGATAGTGCCCGCCCAGAGCACGTAGCAAGATTTGAGAACGAAGGGTTTGATATCAGTAACGCTAACAAGTCAGTGATAGCTGGTATCGAGCTTATCGCTAAAATGTTTAAAGAACACAGATTATACGTTAAACGGGGTTTCGTACCTCGTTTTTTTGATGAGATATTCCAGTACCGATGGAAAGAGAACAGCACGAAAGACGAGCCATTAAAAGAATTCGATGACGTGCTGGATAGTGTGAGATACGCTATATATTCTGATTTCGTCATCGGTAGTACGGAAAGAGCAAGTTATGACGACTTGCTTAATATGTTTGGTTAGGAGGAATGATGGAACGAACACTATTTACAGATAGCACTGGTCAAGAACGAGTCTTAAACCTGCGATTCCATCGTGGGTCTCGCATTCGCTATCGAGCAGATAGCTTAGAGGAACTCATGACTGGTAATTGGGAATTGCTGAAACATTTCATCAATCACCATAAGTTGAGACAAGCCCCACGAATTCAAGAGCTTATGGACTATGCAAGAGGTGAAAACCACGACGTTCTTAAGTCTGGAAGACGTAAGGATAAGGAAATGGCTGACAAACGAGCCGTACACAATTATGGTCGTATGATTAGCAAGTTTAAAACAGGCTATTTAGCTGGCAATCCTATTCGTGTGGAATACGACGATAATAACGACCATTCGCAAAATGATGAAGCAATTAAACGCATTGGTCGAATCAACGATATCGATACACACAATAGAACGCTTATCAGAGATTTATCACAAACTGGTAGAGCTTATGAGCTTATCTATCGCAGTGAGTACGATGAAACACGTATCAAGCGCCTTAATCCGCTAGATACATTCGTAATCTATGATAATTCGCTAGAAGATAACTCTATCGCAGCCGTCCGTTACTATAAGCGTGGTTTTCTTGAAAATGCCAGAGAGGTCGTGGAAGTCTACACAGCCGAATACATCTATACGCTTGATGTGTCAGATAGCTTTAACGAGATTTCAGTGACAACTCACGCATTCGGTACTGTACCGATTACAGAGTTTCTGAACAACGTTGATGGTATTGGCGATTATGAGACTGAGCTTTATTTGATTGACTTATACGACAGTGCTGAATCCGATACTGCAAATCACATGAGTGACATGGCAGACGCTATCCTTGCTATCTACGGTGACTTAGCGTTGCCGCAAGGTATGAAGGCTAGTGACATGAAACGTACTCGTTTAATGCAGCTTAAACCACCTAAATCAGCGGACGGTAAAGAGGGCGCAGTTAAGGCTGAGTATCTCACTAAGTCGTATGATGTGACTGGTGTTGAAGCATACAAGACACGCTTAAACAAGGATATCCACGTATTTACTAACACTCCAGACATGTCAGACACGAATTTCAGCGGCAACACGTCTGGTGAGGCATTAAAATACAAATTATTTGGGTTAGATCAAGACAGAATCGACACACAATCACAATTTACAAAAGGATTGAAACGCCGCTATCGTCTTGCTGCTCGCATTGGCTCACTGGTTAACGAATTTAAAGATTTTGACGAAAGTCTCTTGAATATCATTTTCACTCCAAACTTGCCTCGTTCACTCGCTGAGCAAGTCGAAGTGTTGGCTGGTTTGGGTGGTCAAGTGTCGCAAGAAACAGCCTTGAGCTTGTCTGGTTTGGTCGAGAGTCCAACCGAGGAACTCGACAGAATGAGCAGAGAGGTGTCTGAAATCGATATTAAGGGGTATTCTAGCGATTTTAATAATCACGTAGGCAAATATACCGAGGAAGATAAAGAAACGCACACAAACGATTCTACGAGGGTTGACGTATGACGTATTGGTCAGAGCGTGCCCAACGAGAGAGAGAGCGAGCTGACCAGAAGTCAGAAAAAGAGTTTAAAAAAGAACTCGAAGACCTCTACAGAATGGAATTAGGTCAGCTGCGCAAAGAGTTGGATGCTTATATCCAGAATTTTGCTGAAAAGAACGGGCTAGCTGTTGAAGACGCTAAGAAACGCGCTAACGAATTCGATATTAAGGGTTTTGAAAGCAAAGCTAGACGCTACGTTGCTGAGAAAGATTTCAGTGCTACGGCTAACGAGGAGTTAAGAAATTACAACTTCTCGATGTCAGTTGGTAGGCGTGAGCTGCTTATCCAACAGTTAGAGCTTGAATTGATGTCTCTTGCAGAGGGTGAAGAAAAGCTTATGCGTGAGTACCTAAACACTGCTTATAAAGCTGAGATGGCGAGAGGCAGTTTGTTAGATCAGAGCGTGCTAAAGGGCAATATCTTAGTTCATGCAATGGAAACGGCAGTTAACGCTAACTTCGAGGGTGCTAAGTGGTCAGAACGTATTTGGGGCAGGAATGCACAGTTGAGGCAGTTAGTTAGAACGGAAGTAACAAGGGCTCTAATCCGTGGAGATAATGGTTTGACGATTGCAAGACGTATCAGAAAACACATGGATGTATCACGTACTAATGCAGAACGTTTGGGCATCACAGAGCATGCTAGAGTCCAGACTTTGGCTCAGCAAGACATTATGAAAGAGAATGGCTTTGAGTATTTCAAGCTCATGCCAGAAAGTCGAGCGTGTTCGATTTGCAAGGGTATTGGCGAGAAGACGGAAAAAAATCCTGTCAGAATCGCTGATATGGAAATCGGAACGAATGCGCCGCCTATCCATCCATATTGCCGGTGTGCAGTAGTTGAGGTTGAATAGTGCACCATGTTTCAAGAAACCGTAGGGGGCGAGCCTCTAATGGTGCATAGGGCTATTTTAGGCCCTAAATAAACATTACTACCGTGGCTTGCGGGTAAATACACTAGACAAGACTAGATAGGGCGTAGCTAGCCTTAACGTGGCTTAGAAAGGGTATCGCTTGCGAGACTAGATAGGAGAACAAAATGGAAACAGATAACACAACAGTCGAAACGGTCGAAACTACAGAAGTAAGCCATGACGTTGATAACAATCAACCGAGCGACTTCCAAGCGCCGCAATCACAGTCAGAACTGGACAGTATTGTTAATAAGGCAGTCCAAACAGCCTTGAAAAATCAGAAAAAGGGCGAAGAAGCACGAGTAAGTGAAGCTATCGCCAAAGCATTACAAAAAGAACAAGACTATTCAAAATTATCTGCTGCTGAGCGTGCGAGCAAGGAATTTGAAGACCAAAAAGCAGAATTTGAAAAGCAAGTAGCACAATTTGAATTTGAGAAACTCAATATGGCAGTTAAAGAAGACCTCGTCTCAAAAGGTCTACCAGTCGAATTGGCTGATATGTTTAGCCATGCCGAGAATGCCGCTGAGGCTCTTAAATTGGTCGGCACGTTTGAGAAAGTCTTTAACGATGCCGTCGCTAATCAAGTCAAAGCTACTATCCGTCAGAACTCGCCTAAAGCCGCAAGTGCCGGTGACGCTCAAACGGATAATTTTGGGGCTCAACTTGCTAAGTCTACGAGCGTTACGGCTGCTCGTTTTATCTAAAGCAGAAAGGAATCTTTAAATGTCAACAACAAAAATCTTTGACACTTCGAACATTGTTCGCTCATTGCCTTACAAAGCAGTAGCGGCGACAGTAGACAAAACTTATGACGGTGTATTGGTAGATGGCAAGAAATACATCAAAGCCGGCACTTTGGTAGCTGCTAAAGACGGCTCAATCTTTGATGACCGCACAAAAACCGTTGTGGAAAACAAAACAGCGCCAGAGGGAATTGTCCTCTATGACGTAGATTTGACAATCGAGAACGCCGTTTCAGTGCTCTATGCTGGTGAGGTTTACAAAAACAAAGTAAACGGCGGAGAGGTTGACGACGCTGTTAAGAAGGCTTTGCCACTTATCAAATTTATCTCTGAGAAATAAAAGGGGGACTATTAAAAAATGGGACTTATTTATGATAAAGTAACCGCATCTAATATCGCTGGTTACTTCAACGCATTGCAAGAAAATGTTAACTCAACTTTGGGTGAGTCTATTTTCCCTGCACGCAAACAACTTGGAACTAAATTGTCTTACGTCAAAGGAGCGTCTGGTCAAGCTGTTGTGTTGAAAGCCGCTGCATTCGATACTAACGTTACAATCCGTGACCGTGTTAGCGCTGAAATGCACGACGAACAAATGCCATTCTTCAAAGAGGCTATGCTTGTTAAGGAAAATGATCGTCAACAACTTAATCTTGTGAAAGACTCTGGCAACGAAGCGTTGGTTAACACAATCGTAGCCGGCATTTTCAACGACGATGTGACACTTATTAACGGTGCTCGTGCCCGTCTTGAAGCTATGCGCATGCAAGTGCTTGCTACTGGTAAAATTGCGTTTACAAGCGGCGGCGTAGACAAGGATATCGACTACGGCGTTAAGCCAGGGCACAAGAAACAAGTGACTAAGAGCTGGGCTGATGCGGACGCTAAACCTCTTGCTGACTTGGAAGAAGCTATCGAAACAGCTCGAGAACTTGGACTTAATCCAGAGCGTGCTGTAATGAATGCTAAAACATTCGGTCTTATCCGTAAGGCTGCATCGACTGTTAAAGTCATCAAGCCTCTTGCTGGTGATGGTGCAGCGGTTACTAAATCAGAGCTTGAAAACTATATCGCTGATAATTTCGGTGTGTCTATCGTTCTTGAGAACGGCACTTACCGCAATGACAAAGGCGAGGTTTCTAAATTCTTCCCAGACGGGCATTTGACGCTTATTCCTAACGGTGCTCTTGGTAATACTGTTTTCGGTACAACTCCAGAAGAGTCTGACTTGTTCGCTGACAACACTGTTAATGCAGACGTTGAAATCGTTAATAACGGTATTGCGGTGACAACTACTAAGACTACTGACCCAGTAAACGTGCAAACTAAGGTCTCTATGGTAGCATTGCCATCGTTCGAACGTTTGGATGACGTTTACATGCTTACTGTTATCCCAGCAGCTTAATAGGTATCGATTGTGAATATCGTATTAAAAGCATTCATGGATAAGACTGACGGCACGGTTTACTACGCCGGAGATTTGTACGATGGCGAACGTACTGAGGAACTCATTGAGTTAGGGCACGTTCAAGACGACAAACCGAAGAAGAGAACACGAACTAAAAAGACAGCAGAATAGCGAGGTATGGCATGAAGACGTTAGATAAAGACCAAATCATTGAAAACGTTTCTGTTGACCTCGACACTAACGACGATGGCTTGCTTGAAATTCTGTTGGAGCGTGTCGTTAACCACTTCAAAGCAGAATATGGTGTCGAAGAAATCGATAACAAGCTAGCATTCATTTTCGAAGATTGCGTGATTAAGCGTTTCAATCGTCGAGGTGCTGAGGGTGCTAAATCTGAGTCAGTAGATGGCCATTCTATGTCGTATTACGACAACGAGAACGAGTTTAAGCCTTATGATGATATGTTACAGCGTCTATACGGCAATTCTGGGCAAGCTAAAGAGGGTGAGGTGCTATTTCTATGAGATACGCTGATACCGTAGTGCTAAAATATAACGATAAGACGAACAAACGCTACGACCCCGACTCAGGTCGCATGGTAGGTGGCAAGGAGTGGGCTAGAACGATAGCGTGCAATGTCACTGGTGCCAGCCTTGACTTACAAGCTAAACTAGGAGACCTATTAAATACTAATAGCATCGTCATTAGATTTAGAAGCCCTATAACAGTTGGGATTGACACGATTGAATATAATGGTGGCAAATACAAACCCGTTACCGTGAGGGACTATCTAGCTGGTCGTAACGTCATCTATGCTAATAAGGTAGGCGAATAATGGCGTCACTAGAATTTGAAGGCTTGGACGAAATGGCACAAAGCCTTTTGAGGAACGCCTCGCCCGAAAAACGCTTAAAGGTTTTGCGAAAGTATGGTGCTAAAGTCAAAGAGGCTGCTATTAACAAGGCACAATTCACCAAAGGTTATTCAACGGGTGCTACTCGTAGAAGCATCACCTTGCAAGCTGGAGGCAATCAAGCTATTATCCAAGCATTAACTAGCTACTCAGGTTATGTCGAAGTAGGCACACGGAAGATGGAGGCACAACCATTCATGAAACCGGCACTCGAAGAAGTAGTGCCGGAAATGGTCGAAGAAATGGCAAAATGGGATGAAACATGAAACAACCAGATCAGTTACTTCATGACGAAATGTTTCGGATTAGTGATGGGCTAGGATACGACACCTACACTTATTTACCACCCGAAAACGTGGCCTATCCATTCGTAGTCATGGGTGAAACAAAGGTCTTACCACAAGCTACCAAATCGCACTTAATAGGGCGTTTATCGTCTACAGTGCATGTTTGGGGGCGTGTGGATGACCGAAAATTATTATCAGATATGGCTGGACAGTTAATGTCTAGCTTTTTTGCTATCAAAAATATTGACGGCATGCAGTTTTCAGCAGAGGTTAACCAGTCGTCAATTGATAGCAATCGAGACAATAGCACGGATGAAGTTTTATATCACTTCATCGTGTATACGTATTTTAAATTTGTTTAATTAGGAGGAAGAAATGGCTGAAACTAAAGTCAAAGAAGCCCAATTAGGGAAAGAAAAAATCTTGATGTTCCGTAAATTCGGAGACAAGACAGCAGCGGCTAAACTCGCCTTGCAAACTGAGCATGAATGGGAATACTCACGAGATGCAGACACTACTAAAACCAAAGATGGTGCAGTAGTAGCTGATGGCGGTCTTGAAACTAAACTCTCAATCACTGCCATCGGAACTAAGGATGAACTCAACGAAATGCTGAAGAAATCAGTAGTTGACGGTTATAAAGTCGAAGTTTGGGAAATCGACTTGTCAGACAAGAAGGACAATGGGAAATATGGCGCACTCTATGCCATCGGACGCTTGTCTAACTGGAAAGTGCCAGCTAACGTTGAGGAACTTGTGGAAATTGAATCAGAAATGTCAGTCGAAGGTAAACCACAAGCTGGTGAAGCTACATTGACGGCTGAGCAAGTCAAGGAAATTCAATACACATTCCAAGACACAACTGCGATCAATTCCCTCTAATAGTATGTAATTATCTTGAGCCAAGCTGTTTCAGTTTGGCTTTTTATTTTAGAAAAAAATAGGAGTAAACAAACAATGAACACAATCACTATCGACAACAAAGACTACACTTTGACTTACGGCTTCGACTTCATCCGAGAGCTTGACAAACGCTATTCTGTTTCAGACGGTGGTGTTTCGTTCGGTTTTGGCGTACAGCACGCAGTCGTTGATTTGCAACAAGGGAACCCAGTAATCTTGCTTGACATCATCCAAGCGGCAACAATTACAGAGCGTCAAAAACCGTCTGTTAAAGGCATTGAAGCTTATGTTGTTGAAGTAGCTGAGAAAGACCAGCTTGACACACTTTTCGAAGATTTTTTATCAGCATTGCGTACGCAACCTTTGACGAAAGCAACCGTGAAACGAGTGGAAGACGCAACGGAGTAGCCAAAACCGCAAGTGATAACCAAGATTCAGCTGAAACGTACGAGGAATTAATTACTAACGCCATGGCTGATTTTGGGGTGTCATTGCTTGAAGCTCGAAGAATGACGCTTAAAGAGATGAAGCTCTATCAGAAAGCGCATAAGAAACGTTTTCTGAGTAAAGAAAGAGAAATCTATCAACTTGCTTATCTCAATCGTTTGGCAAACGCTACGACGAAAGACGGCAAGAAGTATCACTTCGAGAAGTTTGATGACTTCTATAACGCTAAAGAACGAGCCCGTGAGGTGCTGGGTGAAAAAATCACTAACAGCAAGCTATTAGAGCGGGCTAGGAGTAATCTTAATTACAAACGAGAAAGAGGGTTGCTAGATGGCAGATAAAACGTTTAACGTCCGAGCGATATTAAGCGCTCAAGATAACGGCATGTCTAGCGCACTCAAAAAGGCGCAACAAAACGCTGAGAATTTAGGCAAAACTGGCACTAAGTTAGGCTCGGTTTTCAAAAGTGTTTTGGGTGCTAATCTAGTTAGTGCTGGTATTACTAAGGGTGTCGGTGCTCTAACCAGTGGTGTCAGAGGGCTAGTCGGAGAACTAAACAGCTCTACTAAAGCTTGGAAAACTTTCGACGGAAGTTTGAGTCAGCTTGGTTGGGGTAAATCAGAGATTGCGTCAGCTAAGAAAGCGATGCAAGATTATGCAACACAAACCATCTATTCAGCCTCCGACATGGGGACTACATTCTCACAAATGGCTGCTATCGGGCGCAAGGACGCTGGAAGCTTGGTGAAGGCTATGGGTGGACTTGCCGCATCGGCTGAGAACCCCAAACAAGCCATGAAAACACTCAGTCAACAAATGGTCCAAGCAATGACTAAACCTAAAATTCAATGGCAAGATTTCAAGTTGATGATGGAGCAATCACCAGCGGGAATGGCTGCCGTTGCTAGAGAAATGGGCATGTCTCTGGATGATCTTGTGAGTAAAATCCAGAACGGCGAGATTAAGACTGAGGATTTTGCAGAGGCATTCAAGCGAGCTGGTGACTCTATGCAGCACTTAGCCACTAGATATAAGTCGGTGGATGAGGCTGTCGGGGGACTGTATGAAACGGTCTCTACTAAATTGCAACCGGTCTTTGAAAAACTAAGCGACAAAGCCATTAGAGGAATCGAGGGTATCATTGATACTCTTGGAAAAATCGATGAAGTTTCTGTGCAGAGGTTTGCAAACAGCCTTAGTAATGGGATTGATGAAGCGGTTAAAAGCGTAAGTCAAACCGTGCAATCTCTTTGGAAAGGTTTCTCTAATACGGGGGTTTTGAAAAATCTTGGTGCGACTTTTACTTACATTAGTAGCTCAATCAAGCAACTATTTAGCAAGATTGACGGTAGCAAGCTCATGCAGGGTATTGGTTCAGTGTTTGGGGACATTGCTAACGGCATTTCACAAGCCTTGAATATTGCCACAACATCGGTCAGAAGTTTCATCAGCTCATTTGCTGACACAGGAGCTTTTCAATCGTTTAAAGCAGCGGTGCAAGATACTTGGAATGCTCTTAAAACTATCGGTTCGTCGCTTGGTGATGTGCTTGGTAGTTCACAAGTGCAGTCAATCATTGCAAGCATTGGCTCAGCTCTTGGAACGCTTGTAAACTGGATATATCAAGCAGCGTCAGCAGTTGCTAAATTTGTAAGTAGTTTACCTAAAGGAGTGCTCAACGGCGTTACTAGCGGTATTTTGGCAATGGTAGCAGGTTTCATGACTGCCAAAGCTGGGATTTCAGCGGTAGGCGTTGCATTGAAAGGTTTAGACTTCATCAAGAGTCTAAATCCATTCAAGAAATTCGGAGCGGATGCAGCAGAAGGAACAGAACAAGCTGCTAACAGTGCGAGACGTTCTAAATCAACTATCACTCAGCTATTTAGTGGAATGGCTAATGTCATTAAGTCAGCAGGAACTAGTATTTCAACGGCTGCAAAAGGCATCGGAACAGGGCTATCAACTGCTTTTAAAGGATTTGGCCAAGGGCTTAAAGCAGTCTTGCAAGGTTTAAAAGGTGTCAGCTTTTCAACATTGGCAGGTTTGGGGACTTCTGCCGCAATCGCAGCAGTCGGAATCGGGACCGCTATTGCTATCGTAGTCGCTTCACTCGCTTTACTCGCTACTCAATCCCAAGGCGTTTCGCAAATCCTTGGAGCTTTAGGTGGTGCAATTAGCACTGTTGTCGGAGCTATTGGCGGTGCAATGGGAACCGTTATCGAAGCCTTTGGCACTGCGTTTGGAATCGTTGTTAAGGCAGTCGGTGAAGCTGCGCCGGGGCTAGCCAAACTTTCACCGTTGGTTGAAGCCATCGGAACCGCTCTAGGCAATGCAGCCCCAGCGATTACAGCGTTTGGTAATGCTTGGACGTCTATTTTAGGGACGTTGCCAGCTATCATTGACGCTTTTAGTGGATTGGCTACCGCTCTAGGTTCTGCAATCAGTGCAGTAGCTACCGCAATCACTCCGATTGTCCAAATTATCAGTAACACAATTACGGCAGTAGCCCAAATCATTGCTAACGCTATCGTGGCAATCGCACCAGTTATCGCTAATTGTATTGTCCAAGTTGCTCAAGTAATTGGCCAGTTTGGACCACAGATTGCAATGGTCTTACAAGTAATCGTACAAGCCATTCAAGCAACGGCACCAGTTATTATGACCTTGATTCAAGGGATTGTGACAGTCGTTCAAACTCTTGCACCAGTTATCAGTCAAGTGATTTCTGCCATTGTTACAGTGGTTCAAACACTCGCCCCTATCATTAGCCAAATCATTTCAGCTATTGTGACAGCTATCACTCAAATTGTGCCTATCATCACGGCAATCGGTGGTGTGATTAGTGCTGTATTTAGTGGCATTGCGTCAGTTGTCTCAGCAGCAGGAATGGCAATCGCTACAGCCGCAATGGGTATCGGTACGGCTATTAGTACGGCCCTAAGTGGTGTGGCAAGTATCATTAGTGCTACTGGTTCAGCTATCGGTGCAGCCTTGCAAGGTATTGCTAGCGTAGTGCAATCAGTCGGAACATCAATCAGCACAGCGGCTCAAGGTATCGGAAACGGTATCAAATCAGCGTTTGAAGGCATTTCAAGCGTGATTACTTCTGCCGGCAGTGCAATCAGTAGTGTACTGAATAGCTTGGCTAATGTGTTCAACTCAATCGGTACAGCTGCTCAAAAAGCGGGTACTGGATTCAATCAATTGGCTAACGGTGTGGTTAAAATTACCAATACCAATCTTGGAGACATGGCTGCATCTCTTGCGGCAGTCGCTAAGGGTGTTGGGTCTATCGGTAACAACTCAGCGGGGCTTGCAAAAGCTGGAACAGGTATGACTCAGCTTGGAAACGGCATGAGTAAAGTGTCTAGCTCAGCATCTAGTGCCGTATCTGGATTGACTTCGTTCTCGAGCACGATCACAAGCATTCAATCAGCATTCACCAGCTTACAGTCGCTATTGACATCAGCGGGAACTGCATTCAGCACGTTCTCAAATCAAGCTAGTCAATCGCTTGCTGGTTTGACGGCTATTGTAGGACCTATCGCTACGTTTAGAGCAGAAGTCATGACACTAGCCCCTGCATTAATGCAAGCGGCAACTGGACTGACACAGTTCAGCTCTATTTCAACAACGTTGAGCGCTAGCATGGCTGCAATCACTGCAAGCATGAGCATGTTGACTGCTAGCTTAACAAGTTTGGCTAGTCAATTAACTATGATTACTAGCAGCATGACAACCGTGTCAGCGGGTATGACCATGTTTGGCACTGGTATGACTGCGATTGGTACAGCACTAACTATGCTGAATGCTCAGTTTATGATGTTTGCTACATCTCTAATGCAGCTAACAACGCAATTCACAACAGCAGTAATGCCACTAAATATGTTCAACATGGCGCTAACCATGATGGCGCCAGCCTTGATGCTAGCATCTACTGGATTCATGCAATTTAACGCTCAAGTCATGCAATCTGTAACTGGAATGACTGCTCTATCAACAGCTATTGCTACTATTCCGGCTATCCTTACAGCCGTAGCGAGCACCGCTAATAATGCGGCATCAGCTATCATGCGTATTGCAACTAGCGCACCACTTATCGCTAGCGCCATGAATAGTGCAGCCGGACAAGTCCAGTCAGCTATGCAGCGCATGGCACAAGCGGTACAGTCTAGTGGTCAACGTATGATCCAAATGGGCCGCCAAGCCGGAACTCAGACTGGTCGAAATATCGCAAGCGGTATTCAGTCAGCGGTTGGACAAGTAGGCTCAGCAATGGATAGTTTAGTCAATGCAGCGGCTGCCAGAGCTAATGCTGGTGTAGGACGCATGAGAGCGGCTGGGGCGCAAATCGGTAACGGTTTGGCTCAAGGTATGCTGTCAGCTCTAGGAGCAGTAACAGCAGCAGCTAATGCCCTTGTAGCGCAAGCAGAACGAGCAGCACAAGCAGCAGCAAAAATCCACTCACCATCACGCCTATTCCGTGATAACGTCGGTATCTATATCGGTCAAGGTTTGGCTGTCGGTATTGATAAGAGTGTTAAATACGTCAAGTCATCAATCGCTGACATGATTGATACTGCCAGCCGCTATGCTATTAGTTCCCGCGATCTATTCGAAGACAACAATATCTTTGATAATTTTGACGGTGGCAAAATGCGAGGCAGCATTGATTTATCAATGGCAGACGATGCGAGAATGGATAGATTGGAACAAGCGCTCGACCTTATCACTGATTTGGTCGGACGTCCGATTTCGCTTAACATTAACGGTCGTGAGTTTGCTTATGCAGCAGCTGATGACATGAGTAGCTATCAAAAAGCGCAAGAATTTACTTACAAACGAATGAGAGGGCTTGAATGATGGCTTTATTTCAATTCAATGGATATGACCTAAACAACTATTTCAAGCTAATCAAAGTAGAGCATGAGATAGGAAACGAACGGTCTATCTCAACAGATTCAGCGCCATCGATTGGCGTTAACGTTCAACAAGTCAATATCGGTGCCAAGAAGATTAAGGTAACAGTCAGTCTGGCTACTAGAGATTTAGCTGATATGACATTCATTGACCCTAATCAACCAGCACCGACTGACAACGGGCAGTTTTACCGAGTAAGGGAGGAAGCTGCCAGAGTGCTACATACTAAAAAAGCGGTTAAGCTCTGTCTACCAACGGAGCCTGACCGCTATTATTTGGCACTCGTTAAAGGTGAGGTCAGCCTCAGAGGCATCTCTGATTGGTATGACCAAGCAACGATTGAATTTATCGTACCGGACGGAGTAGCGCATTCGACTACTTACAAGCGTGTTACTGATTTTCGTGAAGACAAAGGTAAAATGATTTTCCCGATAAATAACGAAGGCTCGACGGATGCTTATCCAGTTATCACGCTGAAAGCAAACGACGAGAACGGGTATTACGGTCTTGTCAGTGATAAGTTTGCGTTCGAAGCCGGAAACAATGAAGAAGCTGACGGGAAGATTGTTTCTAAATCTGAGACACTTTACGATTTTAGGGGAGACAAAATCACCCAAGCTCTCGCTAGAGGGGCTAAGAATGTCGGTCTTACAAATGTTCAAGAGGAATTACGAGGAACGCTTGAAATAAGAAACCTATGGAATAGACCACACCTTGCATTGAGAGACCCGGATGTCAATATCAACCAAAATCAAACGGCATCCTTGACATTTGATGTACCAGCAGACAGTAGCGGGAACGTCGGAGGGTTGACGGAGTATTTGTGGTGGAGGCAGATATTCTGGGCTGGGCACATCTCACAGTACGGTTTCATCAAAGTTACTGTGACCGATGCCGCCGGCGAGTTCCTTTATGGAGTAGAAACATTCAAACGAAGCATGGGTATTGATAGTGAGTACAATTTCTTGGCGTCGGATGGTAAAGGTGGGTATAAATTCTTAAAACAATGGAATTTTAAAGCAACCCATTTGAATGAACACAACCCATTCAACGAAGGGCGTGGCTGGTCGGACATTACAAGAGAGAACGATAAATTAACGTTCTATTATTGGGGCACATATCACAGTTACACGGTCCCCGAAATCAAAAACAAGAAGTCAGCAAAGATACACTTAACGTTGTCAAATATCCCAACAAAATCATTTGTAACCCACGCATATTTTGACGAGTTTCGCTATGCAAAAACAAACAACAACTTCATCGAAGATGTGCCAAACCGTTACATCCAAGGAAGTACCGTTGTTATCAACAGCGAGAATGACACGTTGATGCTTAACAACTTATACAACCTAGACCAAATTGTGGATGGATCGTTGTGGCCAGTGATTCCACCGGGGAGGTCAGAAATTGAGATTGTTCAATCGACGTGGGCTAAGAAAAAGCCTAGTGTTGCTATTGAATTTGAAGAAAGGTGGATTTAATGCTCTTAACCATCCATGATAATGAGTTAAAAAAAGTTGCTTATATTGATAACGACAAGCAATCCACATTAAACTTTTTCAATGACAAATGGACGCGATCGCTTGAGAGTGGGACGTCCGTTTTTGAGTTCTCTGTTTTTAAAAAGAGTGTTAAAGCTAATTCTAAGTTAGAGCTTGCTTACAAATATCTCAATGAAAGAGCTTTTGTCAGCTTCAAATATAAGAAACGCTCATATCTCTTCAACATCATGAAAACCGAAGAAAATGAGCACACTATCCGATGTTACTGTGAGAATCTCAGTCTTGAGTTGCTTTTGGAGTATCAAAACAGTTACAAAGCACCTAAAGCGATGAGTTTTAAAGAGTATTTCGAAGCTTGGGGATTGTCCGAATACGCTAAGTTAACCCTTGGCGTTAACGAGGTTTCTGATCAGAAAAAAACGCTCGAATGGGAAGGGCAAGAGACAACTTTAGCTCGTTTAATCTCGTTAGCTCGAAACTTCGACGCTGAAATTGAATTTGACACACGATTAAAACCAAACAGTCAACTAGATAAGTTCATTCTCAATGTCTATAAGGCACACGGTGGTAAGAATCAAGGAGTAGGGCGTAAACGTGCTGATATTGTTCTAAAATATGGCAAGAATGTATCTGGTATCAAACGCAGCATTGATAAGACACAGCTCTACAATGCCATTAGACCTGTCGGGCACAAAGAGGAAACAAAAGAGAAAGTTAATAAGGTTTCTAATCCAGCTACTAGCCAAGCGGCTAGCGGTGGCAAGAAATATACTGGTGGCAATCTGTCTTACGCTGGGCACCCATTGAGTGCTAATTTGGTGCAAACCATTTTAAATCTATGTGTTCAGCGCAATCTCTTGCCGTCCGGTGTCCTAGCTCAACTCTATCTTGAGTCGTGGTGGGGTGCATCAAACGTGGCCAGAGTTGATAATAACTGGGGTGGTATCACTGGGGGTGCCCAGACTCGCCCTAGTGGTGTTGTAGTAACAACGGGTAGTGCTAGACCTGCCAACGAGGGCGGGACGTATATGCACTATGCCAACGTTGACGATTACATGAAAGACTACACCTATCTACTAGCAGAGCAGACGAGCGGTGGGCGCAAGATGTACGGCGTCAAAGGCAAGCAAAATATCGAGGAATATACAAAGGGGCTCTTTCGTATCGGTGGAGCTCTTTATGATTATGCTGCCGCTGGATATGCTCACTACATCGCCCTCATGCGAGATATCCGAAACGGCATCAACCGAACAAACGGGAATATCTTAGATAAACTGGACGATTTGTGGAGACAGCCAAATAATCAAATCACCCAACCTAATCAACCAGTAACAAGAACAGTTAAGGCTGATAAAGTTATCGCTGTCATCAACGAAATGCAAGGGTTAAAAGGTCGTCGAGTTGGTAGCGGTCAATGCTACGCATTGGCGGCGTGGTATTCCATGAAATTAGGTGGTCCCGGCCTCGGTGGTGGTGTAACTGGCATCTCTGGGTTGATTGGTGCTGGTATGGCAGCGGGCAAGATTGGTACTGACTACGCATGGGATAGATTTGGCTGGAGTGTTGTTAGACCTAGCAACACCAACCAATTGAAAGCGGGAGCTATTGCTAACATCAAGGCGTATAATGCCTATCAAGGTACGTCAGTTTGGGGGCATGTTTCAATTATCGTAGCTAATAATGGGAGTACCGTTACGGTTTTGGAGCAAAACTATGCTGGGCGTCAATATGTTGTCCAAAACAGCTATCCAGCTAGTGCCTATCTAGGCGCTATTGAGACGCTATGTTATCCACCAGAACTCAAAGAAGGTAAAACCGTCGAGGGTAGAACTGAAACTGGTAGCACGCCAAACGTTACCGCTCCAGAGGTCGAAACCAAAGAAACTTCTGTCAGCACAGTTGAAGTCACTATCGATCCGAAGAAAAAACAGGAGTGGAAGAACGACAAAGGGCAAGTCGAGTTTTTCCTCGACACAGGCGTGCTATATGCACCTCTTTCAAAAGATTTATACCCCGCTATTTTGACCGGTAAGGAAGGTAAAGATAACTGGATTCGTAAAGATATGGAAGTCGAGACAGACAGTGAAGACGTGCTTATTTCGACAGCGCTTAGAAATCTACGCAAATTCTGTTATCCAGCCATCACTTATGAGGTTGATGGTTTCCTTGACCTCGATATTGGTGACACAGTTAAAATCCAAGACACTGGTTTCTCACCTATGCTTATGCTTGAAGCCCGTGTCAGCGAACAACAGATCAGTTTTTCTAATCCCGTTGAAAATAAAACAGTTTTCGCTAACTTTCAAGCTTTGCAAAACAAGGTGTCAGATAGCTTACTATCTCGTATGGCTAAATTAGCCGAGCAAGCTATCCCTTATGAGTTAAAACTTTCGACAGATAACGGGACTACGTTTAAAAATAATGTTGGCCAAAGCGTCTTGAAGGCGTCCCTTGAAAGGAACGGCAAGGTTTATCAACCAATGCTCTTTTACAAGAATGGCGATGCTATCATCGGCACGGGCAATCAGTTAGTTGTTAGGCCAACCGATTTTGAAAACACCTTACAAGTTACCGTCGAAGCCTACCTTGATGACGAGTTAGCAGCAAGCGCTGAGGTTACATTCACCGAGGTCGTTGATGGCGAACGAGGTCCTAAAGGAGACAAAGGCGATAGAGGTAACGATGGACTACCCGGTAAGAACGGAGTAGGCATCAAGAATACCACTGTAACCTATGGGCTATCTGACAACGAAACAGCCCAACCCACCAATTGGACGGCAAACCCACCGACATTGGTTAAAGGTAAGTATCTTTGGACCAAAACAGTCTGGACATACACTGATGACACCTCTGAAACAGGGTATCAGAAAACCTACGTGGCCAAAGATGGGAACAACGGTAATGATGGTATAGCCGGTAAAGATGGCGTAGGAATTAAGAAAACCACAATCACTTACGCAGTGAGTACGTCCGGAACGACTGCACCAACGACTGGTTGGAATAGCCAAGTACCGAATGTACCTGCTGGGCAATTCCTTTGGACCAAGACGGTTTGGACTTATACGGATAATACCAACGAAACGGGCTATTCAGTGTCTAAAATCGGTGAAAAAGGGGATAAAGGCGAACGTGGAGCGCAAGGTGAGCGTGGCCCACAAGGTTTGCAAGGCCCGCAAGGAATCCAAGGAATCCCGGGCGTTAAGGGTACGGATGGTAAAACACAATATACCCACATCGCTTATGCTGATAACACAATTGGTGGTGGTTTTAGTCAAACAGACACCAACAAACCATTTATCGGTATGTATCAAGACTTCAATGCTATTGATAGTCAAAACCCGCAAGATTACCGTTGGTCTAAATGGAAGGGTAGCGACGGGCGAGATGGCATTCCCGGCAAAGCTGGGGCGGACGGAAGAACACCTTACGTTCACTTTGCTTATGCCGATAGTGCCGATGGCCGAGATGGTTTCAGTTTGACCCAAAATGGTAGCAAGCGCTATTTGGGCGTATGTACTAATTTCAACCAAGCAGACAGCACTAATCCAGCAGATTATGTTTGGAATGATATGGTTGGTAGCGTGTCGGTCGGTGGTGAAAACTTAATAACAAACTCAGCTTTTCCCGAAATGCTTGATAATTGGGGTTTTTGGGAAGCGCCACAGTCGAACGTCAATCTATCCATTTCGAACCATAGTTTTTACTACAACAGCGCTAGACCGCTGTTCCTGCTAAGAACATCATCGTCATCATTAGTCCCAGCTTCTACGCTACGTTTCCCGGTCAAACGAAACACTGACTATTCGTTCAACATTCAAACGTTTGCCACTGGAAACATCAAGGGTGTAGATATCTACTTCCTTGGTCGGAAGTCGAACGAAACGAATAAAACTTTTACCAAGGTTGTCAATTTTAAATCTCATAACGGTTCCCCATCTACTGGTGGGGTTGTTAAATGGCATCTAACGTTCAACTCCGGCGAATGTGATGAAGGTTTTATCCGCATTGACAACAAAGGGACGACCAACGACAGTGAGTCGTTGCTATTCTTCACCGAACTAGACTGCTATGAAGGTACGACTGACCGAGCATGGCAAGCGTCTCCTAAAGATTTAGAGAAACAACTAAACAACAAAGCGGATAGCGCATTGACACTTGAACAGATTAATGCACTTAACGAGAGGGCTGGGATCATTCAAGCAGAGATGGAAGCTAAAGCAAGCGCTGAAATCTTGAATAATTGGATTAAAACATACCAAAATTTCGTTAAATCAAACGAAATAGAGCGTTCCGCAGCCGAGAAAGCTTTGGTTAGTGCAAGTCAACGAGTGTCAACTATTGCTAAGAATTTAGGCGAGCTGTCTGACCGTTGGAATTTCATCGACACATACATGAGTTCATCAAATGACGGTCTTGTAATCGGTAAGAATGACGGTAGCTCAAGCATGATGTTTAACCCGAATGGACGCATTTCAATGTTCAGTTCTGGGGTTGAAGTCATGTACATTTCACAAGGCGTGATTCACATCGAGAATGGTATCTTCTCGAAGACCATTCAAGTTGGACGCTATCGTGAGGAACAATATCACATCAACCCAGACATGAATGTCATTCGCTACGTAGGAGGTATTTAAACAATGGCTGAATTTTGGAGTAACAATGATAGAGGTTACAGACTTAGACTTTGGGTTGACCAAGTAAGTCAAGATGCCGTTGCAAACACAAGTCAAGTACGTTTCCAGTTGGCTATTTTGAATACAGCGGCCACATTTGCAAGCTATTCTTGTAGTGCATTCATTGATTTTGACGGTGGCCGTCGGTTGAATTGGTCTGGAAGCCCAAATATGACCAGCCAAAACTCGACCATTATGTTGATAGATGAAACAGTGGCTGTAAATCACGGGGATGACGGGAAAAAAATCTTTGGCTTTATGGCTCGTTTCACAGGCGGTGGGGGGTATAGCCCTAATACACTCGAAATTGGAGGGAATAGTTTTACACTGACCGACCTTCAACGTTCGAGTAATTTAAAAGTGAGTAGTGCTGTTTTCGGTAAAGAGGCAACAATTACCATTGACCGTCAAAATCCTACGATTAAGCACACAATTAGGTATCAAATAGGCGATTCGTCTGGAACGATAGCTAGTAACGTTGATACATCGGCAACTTGGACAATCCCTCTTGATTTAATCAATAAATTCACTAATACCGTCAACGCTCAAGGAACAATCTTGGTCGATTCGTATTTGCAAGGTTCAAAAATAGGGACACAATCGACGACTATTAACATCAGCGTGCCAGATAGTGTCAAACCAACACTAACAGGAGTGACACTGGTTGACACAAACGAAACCGTCCGTCGTCTTTTGCCCGAAAACAATTTCATTCAGGTCATGTCAAACATTCGAGCTGATTTTAGCGGTGCTAGCGGCGCATACGGTTCTACCATTACAGGTTACTATGCCGAAATAGCTGGGAGAAATCAGTCTATCAACTCGAATGGTGCTACGTTTGGGATGATGAATTATTCTGGGCAAGCGATAGTAAGAGCTAGGGTTTCAGACAGTCGTGGACGATGGTCGGATTTCAAAGAAATCAATATCAACGTCCTTGAATATTTCGCACCATCGATAAAATTTGACGTGACAAGGGTTGGGGCTACATCGAGCACCCTGCAAGTTCTAAGGAATGCTAAGATTGCGCCGTTAACTGTTAATGGCGTTCAAAAAAACGCCATGAAATTAACTTTCAAGGTTACACCTTACGGCAAGGATAGTTACACAACAGACACTGGTCCCGCTTCTGGAGACTGGGCTGGTGTTTCAAGTTTGGTTAATTCATCAGCTAACCTAGCGGGTGTGTATGCTGCTAACAAGTCATGGCAAATTTTGGCGGTTTTAGAAGACAAATTTACTTACACAAGTTTCAAACTTGATGTTCCTGTTGAGAGCGTAGCGCTTTCTTACGACCAATCTGGGCTCGGTGTTGCTAAGATTCGTGAGCGTGGGGCTCTTGATGTGGCGGGTGATATTTACGCTAACAACAGCCAGATTCAGCAATATCAATTGACTGGCAATAATGGAGCGCCAAAATGGATAGATGGCAAACCTAACGTCACTGATGCTAACTATCTTGATCAGCCCGGTCAGTATTACATCGATAAATCAGCGCCAGGCAATCCTAACGGCCAATGGGGATATCTGTTTCATTACAGTAATTATGGTAAGAATACCGATGGTTTTAAAGAGGCTATCCAGATTTTCTGGGGCAACAATGGGCAATTATTTTTCAGACACCACCGTTGGTCAAAGAAAATCGACGACTGGGAGCCGTGGAAAGAGTTCGCTAGAAACGAAAACACAAATCTAATCAACACTGGATGGAAACCAGCAGGCTACACTAATAGCTATTATAAGCGAGCAGGGGATGTGTTAACCATCAAATATGATTTCGCTGGCAACGGCGAAGCAATCACATTTGCAACCTTACCCAAAGAGGTTTTGACGGCTCCGCAAAACTACATGTTAACGATAGCAGTGTGGGACGCTGACGGGACGGCAAATTCTCACGTTCAGATTGATAAAGGTGGGAATACACTGACTGCGTTAAAGACTAAGGCTGGCTCTAATTATTTTGGTCAACTCACAATCATGCTATAAACAGAAAGGTTAATCTATGAAATTTGAATACGCTTCGAAATCTCAAGAATACGATGCAAGCGGTGCAGCGTCCGCCACCAAGGTGGTTTTGAAAAACACAGACGGGGCTATCATTCCCGTTTTTTTGCCAGTCGAAAAAATCGACTTGTCAAATACCGAGCTATTAAATGCAGCGCTAGAGGTAATCTATCAAGAAAATTTCCCACAACGTGCTGAAACCGAGAAATTTAATGAGCTTGATGAAAAAATCAAAGAATACAACGTTCTAAATGAAAAAGCCGCTGAAACCATCGCAAAGATGGAAGCGCAAATGACGAAACAGCAAGAGCAATCGAAGACAGCGCAGCTTACACTAATCAACGTCATTTCTAAACTGTACGAGAAAGAGGTACTAACTGATGAAGATTTGGCTGAAACGTCTATCGTTGAAACTAAAGATAACTAAAGAAGTAATAGAAAGAGAAAAAGATATGATGGCTAAATTATTTGCAATTAACATTGTCGCTGGGTACTATCCATTCGCAAAAGTTCCTAAAGTTTTGAAACCAAAAGTGAAAGAGCAAATTGCTCTTATGGTTGAGGATGAAGAACTTTTGGCACAGCTTACCAAAGAGTAATCGGATTGTTTTTAAATGGGGGGGTTAAATAAATAAAAGAGGTACAGTACATTGAATGTTTCTGATCTGATAGCTCACCTAGCCCCCACTGTCGGGGTGGTTGCGACTGGCTGGTTCGGGATGAAAGCTAGCAAGTCAGCTAATTTAAACAAAGAACAATTTAGTGAGCTTAAAGGGGAATTAAATACCATTCAAGAGTCGGTTGAAGTCGTTCAAGACTTAGGTAAGTTTAACGGCGAGAAAATCAACGAATTAAACGACAAACTGGTAGTGCATGATGAAGCGCATCTTATCACCATGTATCTACGCCTTGAGCGTGATATCAACAAAGAATTAGAGCGTGGATATACCACGGTTCACAATTCCGATGTGATTCACAAAATGCACTCCAGCTACAAGAAACTAGGTGGCAACGGGTACATTGATGCCCTTTATAAAAAATATATTGATTTAGAAGTGAGGAATTAACATGAAAATTAACTGGTCTATTCGTTTTAAAAACCGTACATTCGTAACACGCTTTGCACTCGCATTGGTGTTGCCAGTTTTGGCTTACTTTGGTATCAAATTTGAAGATATCACAAGCTGGGGAGCTTTGTTTGGATTGTTCGGCAAATTCTTGTCTAATCCATACTTGGTAGGCTTGACAGTGGTCAACGCCTTGAATATGTTCCCGGATCCAACAACGAAAGGTCTTAGCGATAGCGAACGAGCACTATCATACACTAAACCGTATGAGGACTAGTCTATGGCTAAGCTCATGACCTCTATCAACCAAGTCGAGGGTGGTGATGTCCTAAAATCTGGGGACACCACTTCCGTATTTGGTTTTGAAATTTTGGGTTACGATGGCAAACGCATGGAACTTTCCGGCACCGGTAAGCTCACACTGTCGAATGATGAAACCGTGGCATTGTACCAAGATGTAACCGTTGAGAACGGACATTTTACCTTTGTCATGGGTGATATCGTGGAGCCTGGCACATACTACCTCGAAGTTAAACTGAATGGGCATATTTTCCCGTCAAATAATTTCAAGGTGAAAGTCAAGAGCTCACTAAATATTGGCGGTGCGATTCCATCAAAGAAAGACCCTAAATTAAAACTACTAGCAGACGAATTGCGAGATTCTGGGTTAATCACTGGTGGCAGTGACACCACGGAAGACCTTGTAAACATCTACAATCTAGCTAAAATTTGAAAGGAAATACATAAATGAGTAAACTACATGATTTTGCCCAGGCGGTAGGAGCAGACATCAAAGAAATTAAAACAGCGTTGGCTGGCAAGGCTGATAAGGGTTCGGAAGGTGTGACAGAAGAACGCTTGACTCAAGCAATCACGCAAGTTAAGACAGATATCATCGGTAATGCGCCGGAAGAACTTGACACGCTCAAGGAAATCGCTGATAAAATCGCGGCTGGTGGTGGTAATGTTGATTCTGGTATTATTACTAAACTTACAGAGCTTGGCACTCGTATTGATACCATCGAGCAAGAAGACCTTGTGAGCGTATATAACACAGCAAAAAACACCCTCTAAGGAGGTTGATTTATGAGCAATTTAAGCAAGGCTATTGAAGCCATTGGCCGCGATATTGGTGAAATTAAAGGGAAACAATCTTCATCCTTGTCTATCAGCCAAGCGTATGGACTATTTCCAACATACAATAACTTTTTCCTACAAGTTATGGAACAAAATAAATTTTCGGAAGACCCGCTTGTAACAAAATCTCAATTACCAACAAGTGAAATTGAAGAGTTGAAGAAGAAAGTCGAAAAGTTGGAGGAAATGCTCTTGGAAATTAAACAGAGTATTCAAAAATAATTATAAGAAAGGAGACCTATGACATCTAAAACACAGTTATTAAACATGCTTGATAGTCTCGTTAATCAACGTGTCACTGTTCCAACCAATCCTTATGGCGGGCAATGTGTGGCTTTGATTGACAATGTTTTGCAATATCAAGGGTTGTTTAACCTTGATTTCAGCTATTTAAACGCCATTGATGGCTTGAGTAGAGCAGAAAGTCAAGGGCTTAAAGTCACACGCTTTAACGGTGCGAACAATCCACCAGTAGGGAGTGTTTGGGTAACTAATTGCTTGCCATACCATCAATTTGGGCATATCGGCTTCGTGGTCGCAGAAAACCCAGACGGAACAGTTACCACAGTCGAACAGAATATTGACGGCAACGGTGACGCCCTCTATAACGGCGGTTGGACACGCAAGGTTACTCGAAACCTTGATAGCGCTGGTAATTTCAGCTATATCGACTGGAATGCACCAAGTCAGCAAATGGTTGGGTGGTTTGAATTGCCATTCGATGGCATGACTGAAAGCACCTATTTTATCGATGTATCAGCGTATCAACCGGGAGACTTGACTGGTATCTGTCAAGCGTCTGGGACTAATAACACGGTTATCAAAGTGACCGAGGGCGTGGGCTGGGTTAGTCCAGTAGCCACTCAACAAACTAATACAAGTAATTGCATTGGTTACTATCACTTTGCCCGTTTCGGTGGAGATGTTGCAACGGCACAAGCTGAAGCTAACTACTTTATCAGTAACTTGCCATCGCATCCACGCTATTTGGTTTGTGATTACGAGGACGGAGCTAGCGGTGATAAGCAAGCGAATACTAATGCAGTATTGGCATTTATGGATATCTGTAAGGCGAACGGTTTTGAGCCTATCTATTATAGTTACAAACCTTATACACTGGCTAATGTTTATGTAGATCAAATCACTGCACGCTATCCAAATAGCTTATGGATTGCAGCGTATCCAGATTATGAGGTACGCCCAGAGCCATATTGGGGCGTGTATCCAAACATGGAACATACACGCTGGTGGCAGTTTACAAGCACTGGTCTAGCTGGCGGGTTGGATAAAAATGTTGTTATCATCAATGACGGTGATAGTTTAGTAAATCAGAAAGAGGAAGAAGAAAATATGGATTATGTAGTACGTAGCGAAAGCGGAAGTCAAGGATATGTTGGTGTAGTTAATGGTCGTGTATTTGGTATCGGCTCAATGGGAACAGTAGACGCTCTACGTTCAGCGGGTGCTAAACACTTGACCTTGCCAGACGATGATTTTGACCGTTTCTTGAATAGTCAATCAAACGACACAGCAGCAGTCTCTAAGGCAATCAATGAAGCTAGCGCATCCGTTGTTAAAGCTATTGAAGAACGTGCACAAGCCACACAAGGCCAAACTGGTGTATAATTAAATAAAAGAACCACGAAAACTATAAAATTTAAAAGGAGTATATCACCTCCCCTCACACTGCAGTAGGGATACCATGGCAGTAGTGGTCGAAGCCTCAGCATTGTGCTGGGGCTTTTTTTGTGTTATAATGATATTGGTTTTGAGAGAGCCTTCATAGGTAGATACCGCCCCTTTATGGGTGGTTTTTTGTTTGCATTTAATTCTAATAAGTGCTACGATAGTTATCGGAATACTTGGCGTCTTTCGATGAATATTCTCGAACTGTCCTCGACTTTTAGTCGGGTTTTTTTATTTTGTGAATAGTATTAGACATTTAATTCAAATAGAGGTACACTATAGATGGACTTTAACGTTTAATGTTTTTGTTTTTTTCATGTCGCTTGGTAGTTTGCGCTGCCAGGTCTTTTTTGTACAAACAAAAAAACTAGAGTAACAACTCCAGCTTCTATTCTTCCGTGTATTCATATTTCCTTGTAGCATAAACAATTTCTTTGCCACAATACATGCAATACTTCAGCCTTGGCCCCATCCAAGAGTAATGCTCACCGCAACTTGTATCTATTTGATTCGTTTTAGCAAAAAGTAGTGTATCTACATTTTTGGGGTCATCGTTTAAAATCTCTATCGTGTGCTTACAAACATCCATCTCGATTTCTCCTTTTTGTTTTATTATACCATTTCAAAAAAGGCTAAACGTTAATAAGTTTTTTTATATTAAAAAGGGGGCAAATAAGGGGCAATAAGTGTAAACTTTAGTAACTTTATGTAAGTTTTACCGACTATATCTTACACGCATATATCCTTATTTAATAGGTTTTCTTCCTATTATATACGCATTTAAAATAGCGCTAACAGAATACCGTGGTTTGAAATCATTCTACAACTTGAAAAAATAATTCTATAGTCATATAGAATGAAAAGAGGTTCCTTAGGGAATCTCTTTTTTTGCTTGTTCTAAAGAACTTTTGACTAAGCTAGGCACCGTCTCTAAATAGGACTTCTAGACATAAAAAGCCCCCGCAATCCTATTGACTGCGGGGATTTCGTCTTAGAATAGACCTTTAATCTTGTCTAAAGCGCCACTGACCATTTCGTTGCCTGACACAAGAGATTTAGCTTGGTCGAAGTACTCGCCCAAATCATCTTTGTTTTCATCGACAAACTTTTTAGCAGCTTCGAAATCTTTCTTTTCGATCAT